GCAACTGAAGTTAAATCTGTATCTAGTACTCCTGATTTTAAATTATCTACTTCAACATTTGATAATGTATTATTATCAACATCAATAGTTTTACCAGTTAAAACTTGTGAACCTGTTAATGTTGCAACTGTAGCATCAATTGCTATATCATTTGCATTTGCAGTAATACCTGTACCACCTATAACATTTAGTGTTACATCACCAGATACTCCACCACCTGTTAATCCAGAACCAGCAACTACTGAAGTAATATCTCCTACAGGAATTGTTGCAACTTGTGCATCAACATATGTTTTAATTGCTTTAGCACTAGCTACTGTATTATCACTTCCTGAAACAGATGTTAAATCTGTATCAACATCTGTAATACTTGTAGCACTACCAATAGTTAATCCATCTAATGTTACAGTACCATCAAAGAAAGCATCTTTAAATTCTAAACTTGATGTACCTAAATCTATATCATTATCTGTTATAGGTACAATAGCACCATCTTGGATTCTTAATTGTTGTACTGTACTTCCAGATACATCTACATAAAATTCTAAATGGTCATTAGTTGTATCTACTATAATTTTATTTAATGGAGTTGCTAAATTTGCATCACCAATTAATCCTATTACTGGACCTTCTTCTGGACTGCCATCATGTTTATGACCACCTGTATTACTAAATGCTGTTGCTAATTTATTATATTCATCATTAAATAAAGTAGCTTCAATTACATTTCCATTTGAAATATTACTTTGTCTTTTATATCCTGCCATAATATTATCTTCTTCCTCCTGCTATAAAAGATACAAACATTCCATTTACTGAATATGATGCATCTGTATCATCTGTAAAAAATTTAAAATTATTTGAAAAACCACTTCCAGTTACAATCATTCGTTTACTTGGTAATACTACTGCTCCAAATACTGAAGTACCAAATATTGAAGTACTTGAACCAAATACTGCAGCACTACTTAAATTACCTACATTAAAAGGACCTGGTTGTGGAACATCAGTAGATTCAAAATCATATCTAATTCTTAATTTTAAATTATTATTTGTTCCTTCTGGTTCAATGTTTGCTTTAACTGCATACAAACTTTTTCTTAAACCATTATCACCATAATCCATATCTGGTGTTTGAAACTGTGCATTTATATTAGAACCATCAAAATTATTTCCAGTATCTAATTGATAAACAAATCCAGTTTCATTTGAACCAAATTGTACTTCTTTATTATTTATATCTAAATCTGAAGTACATCTTTTAATTTCCATACCAACTGTTTCACTCCATTCAAATGCAGGAACACCATTGGTATCAAATTTAAAAGTTCCTATAATTCCTTTTTGAGCAGAAGATGCTTGACCAGATTGAAAATAAAATAATCTGTATTGACTTCTTTCTCTAATAACCATACTAGATATAGTAAAGCTAGATATGTTATCTAATAAAGTATTTATTAATGGTAATATTTTTCTACTAATAGAACTTAATTCAACATCACCAATTCTAGCTGTACCAGCAATGGTTCTTAATCCATCAGGTGCTAAGAATATTAAATCTCCACCTATCTCTTGGATTGTATTTCCATCTACACAACCTATATTTTTAGTTACTGATTTAAGTATAGGGGTAGAATCTAGGTTTGTCAACTCATAAATACTATTTTTACAGAATATAACTAGACTATTTCTAAATACTTTTATACCTACAATTACATCTCCAGTATCTATTGTACCTGCAGAAGCACCAGTAAAATCATATGGTTTTAACCTAGTACTATATGCAACTGTACTATCTGCATCTGATTGACCAGCTACTACTAATCTTTCAGAAAATATTGTAGCTCTTTTAGGATTAATAGGTGTAGACCTTTCTAATGTTTCAAAATGAAATACATTAGAACCACTTACTGTTGTTATTTGAAACTCAGCTATTTTATTATTACCATCTGTAATATAAACAGTACCAAAATTACCTTCAGATTCATAATTAACAAATTGACAATTAGTCTGATTTGTTCTAACTACTGCTGTTGCACTAGATAAATCTGAAGAAGACATACCACTTTTCTTTACAGCTTGTCCACTTGCAGTAGATACTACATTAAAATCTAAAGTTAATACTGTATCACTTGTTATAGATAATACTCTATAATTAACATTATTAATTTGTATTCTATCATTAGCAGCAAACTCTGTTGTAAAAGCTGTACTACTTCCAGTTACTGTTGGACTACCTGCTGTTACAGAAACTGTTCCTGTTTTAGTTTTATAAGTATCTTTATTTATTTGTGTATAACTTGTACCAGTTGTACTAAAATATATATCATCTCCTTGACAAACTATTACTCCATTTGCATAAGGAAATAATCCTTCTATAGATTCTGTTGAAACTCCTGAAGGTATAGCTGAACTAGCTCCACCAAATTTTGTATAACCACTTATTCTTCTATATCCACCAGTTGTAGAAGATTCAAAATTTTGTAATTTAGTTGCAGCTCCTGGTGTTCTAAATAATGCATGAGAACTAGATACTAAATCTAGTCCACCTTGTACTGTAATGGAAGCTCCTTGTGTTGCCATATAATTTTATCCTATGGTAATAAATAACTAAATCTTACATCTGACATATATTTAGGTTGTGGTGAATTTAATTTGTCAGACATTTGTTGTAAACCTTTTTTATATTCATCTAATGCTAATTGTGATTGAGCAATATTATCTTTAAATTGATAAATAAAATATCTTGCTCTTGCTAATAATACAGGTTTGTATTGTTCAGGAAATAAAACTTCATCTGTATCATTTGATAATTCAGTTGGTCTATTATAAGCATTAAAATAAATTCTATATACTCCATCAGGTATTGGAGATAAACCAAATCTTCTACCATCAGAACTTCTTATAACTCTTAATGGTACTCCAAATGCAGGTGATGCATTAGATTTATCTATCTCTTCACTTCTTGCATAAGTATTTCTCCATACATCTAAAGTAACAAAACCTAATTTATTAATTGTATGTGGTGCAGATTTTCCACTAACACCTTCTGTTGTTGCAGTAAATCTATCCCAATCAACTGCATCATAATCTGTATCTACATTTGAAGAACCAGCTTTTAAAAGATACCATCTAGTACCTGATACTGTTTCTATAAATGTATTTCCATAATATTCATTTTGAGGAGTATTAGTAGATAGCCATGCCCAATTATCTACAGCATCTACAATATCAAAGTAAGCTCTGTTTACACATTTGCTTACTTGTTTTTGTACACCTACTGCATTAGCTACTGAAGTTAATTCAGGTTCATTTATTTCTACAAGTAAGTCATTTACTAATGATAAGTATGTTTTAGCCATTTAACAATTCCATGCTCTTAATGATTTATTAATTCTTGAATTAGGGTCTCTTGCTGTTTTTGCTGATGTAAGTTTTTTCTTCATACCTTTCATTCTTGCACAAAAACTTTTTCTTCTTTTATTGCCTACCACCTTACTTGGTGCTTTTAAGTTTCGTTTCTTACCAGTCTTTGTACGACCTTTATTATAAGAAGCTCTACCTTTAGCATTAAGTCCTCCTTTTGGATTCTTTCCCTCTTTACGAGTCCAAGCAGGTGAAGACATTATACCCATTATTATTCCTTATTTTTTCTTCTTGCCATACATCATGCCACCACCCATCATTTTTTTCTTAGGGCTTTTTGACATAACTTTTCCACCGACCATATATTTTCCTCTGTTGGAAACTTTTCCACCAGCTTTTGCTTTTTTCATAGGCATATTGTTTTCTCCTTAAATTATTATTATTAAAATTACTATAGCTACACCAGCACCAATACAAGCTTTTCTATGAAACATCCATAAATGATTTGCATCATCTGGTAAGCATTTAAGTTTTTCTTTTATTTTATTTATCATAATTCTTTTCCTTTTAAGATAGAGGGGTATATTACAACCCCTCCATCAATATAATAGTAAGACTAAGTATTAGTCGATTTTGTAGATAATTTTACCTACAGCTTCAGGTCTTAATACTTTTCTTCCCCATACCATTAGACCTCTAACGATATCAGAGAATGTACCTGTGTCTCTAACAGTTTCTACTTTGTTCATAGCAGATGCAGCAGATACTGAACTGATATGACCGAATAGAACTTCTGGTGCTGTTGCAGAACCACCTGCAGATGAACCAGTACCAGATAAGTCGTTAGTTGGAAGGTTAGTAGATTTGTACATAGAGAATCCTCTAAGTTGTCCAGATGCAACCAAACCATTTCTAATTGAACCTTGACCTGCGTTGAAGTCAACAGATAACAATTTAGAAGCTGTGTTTGATAGTTCATTGTACCACTCAGGATGAGCTACAAACCATCTACCTTCTTCAGGAACAGTAGCGACATCTAAATTTTTAGCAGCAAGTGCCATTTGATTTAGAGGGTCTACTTCACCTGAAGCAAATCCGATATCAATCGGAGCTGCAGTTGTTCCCATACCAGCAGATGTTCCTGTATTTGCAGTTACTCCAGCAGAGATAGCAGCTAGGATGTTTGCATCCATTGCATCTTTCAGTTTGTAAGCAGCATTATCAGAAGCAATTGCTTGGAAATTGACATGAGAGAATCTTCTTTCTAAATCATCAATTTTGAAAGAGAAAGACTTCGCTTGGTCAATTGTAAGAACAAGTTCTTGGTCTGTTAAGTCAGTAGAAGTTACAGCAAGTCCTCTTGTGTAATCTGCTACTGCGATTTGAGGTTCTTTGATGATGTTTACTGTATCACCAAAGTTTGAAATCTCACCCATATAGTCTGTGTTACAGATTGCTTCTGCAACAGCAGCTCTTCTAAGTGCGATTTGAACTTTCTTAGAATAGATTTCTGGAATAAAAAACCCATTAGTTTGTCCAGCAACCGAAGTAAGAAAGTTTTTAGTATCACCACCTTGAAATTTAGGCATAGTTATACTCCTTTTCTTAGTTATTGGTTAATAAAAAATGAAAGAAAAATTATTTAATTCTTCCTTCTCTTTGAGCTTTTACAATATCTTTTTCATACTGCATAAACTCTTCGTCTGACATATTAGCTATATCAGAACGATTGAAAACCACTTCATTAGATTGAGGTATTTGAACTTGTTCTCTAGTTTTAACTAGCAAGTCTGCACCTTGATTTTGTGTCGTAGTTTTCGTTGTAGTTTTTTTATCTGAACCAAGTCCTCGGTCCTTCTTATATAAGTCGATTGCTCTTGCTGCAAGTCTACCATCCGAGTTGTTCTCATAAATCCATGATTTAATTTCCATGGGTTGAGCATCTGCCCAGTTATGAAAGTCATCTGATTCTTTAATATCATTAAAGTCTGGATGTAATCTTCCAAGTTCTAACTGTGCTTCTCTTTGAGCTAAAGCACTATTTTGCTTTTTCAAAGAGTCAACTTCTTCTTGTAAGTTTTGCATCTGATTTTCAGATTGCAAGTGAGATACAGTTTCTACAACTCCATATATGTCAGGGTAGTCTTTCTTAAAAGAGTCTAACTCTTCTTTAGATTTTGGTGGTGTATACTTTGGTCTGTTCTCTCTTAACTGTGTCTTGAGGTCACTTTCTTTAGATGTCCACTCACCTAACTTCCTATCATAATATCGTTTTAGGTCGTCATATCTTTTTTTGTAATCAACTTTATTATAAGGGTTAGTTTCTACATTTAATGCAGAATCTTGGACCTTATCCATAGTTGCTGCAGTATTTTCAGTTGAACCTTCTGGGTTGCTCTCTTGAGCAGTAGCTTCTGGTTCACTTCTATTACTAGCAGGGTTTGGCACAAACAAACCACTATCAGCATTTTGAAGTTCTGTTGGCATTACATCATCTGTGTGCCAAGACTTTCTCATGTTGTAAGGGTTCGCTTGAACTTTGTTTCCTTCTTTGTTTTCTTCACTCATATTGTCCTCCTTTAGGGCTTCTTAACTGAAGGTAGCTAAGGTAGGTGTTTGGGTTTAAAAACAAAACTACAAGGGCTTCTATTTCTAGAAGGTAGCTTGTCTATCCATAGAGTTACCTTTCTCTATAAATTTTGTTATGATTGCATATTAGCCATTTCAGCATCTGCTGCTTGGCTTTGCATACCTGCATCATGTGCAGCTTCTGCATCTTTCATCATTTTTCTTAATTTATCTACACCAATTTGTTTAACTGCTTTTGCTGTAAATACAAATTCACCATCTGATAAAAGTGCTGGGATAGAGTCTGAAGTTCCTGTACCTGGTCCTTCTACTTCTCCATCTTCTGTAAATTCTGTTGCTACTATTTTTGGAATAATACCTTCTAATTCTGGAAACATTTCTACTGCATCATCAACAACTTTTTCTTCTTCTGGAGATAAATTAGATGTATCTACTACACCATCCATATCTCCCATGTCCATATCATCTTCTGCTTCCATTTCCATATTAGCTTCAGCTATACCATCCATGTCTTCTGTATTCATTCCAGTAGGTGT